ATCTGGCTAAAGTCGTAATTCGCCATCTTTGAGAAACCCATTTTTAACTCCTTTTTTGTTAGTTAGATGAATCTACCTTTGTTAGACACCACTAGACTGGTGTCACCTGGCACCATTACATCAAGTGCAAGTATGATGCCAGTCGATTTTCAATCCTTTTTTGCCTCCTCCGGCTTCTTTGGAGGCACCTTCTGACCGGAAGCGAGGAATTCGTCCGCATCGAATTTCTTTTGCGTTTTTGACTCATTATCCGCTTTCCTTGGAGGAAGAATTCCGAGCTTTTCAGCTTCCGGTCTATTTTCTTCGTGAGCGAGAAATTCCAGAAGATTTCCCGGATCATTTTTGAACCTATCTCTGATTTCTGCCGGCAGCAGCATAAACATCTGATTCGCCTGCAATAATTTATTCTGAGCTGTATGAAAGTCTTCAGCTCCAGAAAAATCTCCGTAAAAAGGTTGACCGTTGCGAATCGGTATCATTCCAGTTCTTCTATATTTTGAGATTATGTTTGTTGTTTTAGTTTCTTCCAAGAACTGTTGCTGCGTCATTGACGGCTTAAGAAAAAACTTTTGATCCCTCACAGTTTTTTCATGCGGTCCTATGACACGCTGTTTTTCTTCATACACTATGGTTTGTACTTTAGCCATTATTATTCATCTCCTGCTGAAGTTTTTTGAAAGATGCAGCTGCAACGACAAATGCCGGTTTATTTTTTTGGATCATTTCGCCTGTATTATCATCGAAATCCCCAAGATAATAAAGATCGAAATCGTCAGGAAAGACTGATAACTGAACTACTTTTGGATCTTGGCAGGCCATTTGAAATTCACGCGATGCTATAACGTCATTTTGATTTGTAAACGGTTTATGGAAAACCGCTGCTTTTTTGTCATATATTGAATAAATTCTTACGATCATATTTTCCTCACTTTCTCGTTTAAAATTTCGGAACGAAGATTTTCGACTTTTGTCATTAATTCATATATAGATTGTTTTGATTCTTCAAGCTCAATCCAAAATGTCGGATTTGTTCCTGCTTGACTCATTAATATTGCTTCTACGTCTTCGATTTCTTCACTTAAAATAATCACAATTTTCTTTAAATCGTCTGACGTCAGACTCATAAGAGCGGCGTATGCGGTTTTGCTGATATATTTTGAGTTTTTCCGATCTTTCCAGAGACTCGTAATCCTGAGCATAAAATTTCCCTTCTTCTTTACGAATGCCTTTAATATGAGCCATTCGCATTGGTTGTTCTTTGTCATAGATCTTATCGTAATACCGTGCAGGTTTACAAATGAGACCTTCACGTACTACGCATTGATCTGCGTTATACATATCATCACCGAATTTATCGTAAAACGGTCTGCCGATTCCCGGCTTCAACGACATCGATACATATTCAGGCTGTCTACCTGCATAGTGTGATTCCGCTCTTCCCCCTGTTATTTTTTTTGTGACGTATCGTGCTACATATGCAGCACTTTCCCAATTTACGTCACCTACTGTTGAAAATCCATAACTTTCTTTTGTCTTCGGATTCCTCCATAATTTTTCTAATGTTAAAGAACGATACAAAGGAATACCATTCCGAGTGCTCCAATGAGTAAGATCATCAAACCGATGACCAAAAATACAAGCGTGATGATGCGGACGATCAAAGTTTTCACCATATTCGCCGCAATGAAAATACCTGATCCCATTTCCACACTCCTTCCTATAACGTTTCATAAACAAGACAAAATCTTCCTTTACAAGAGATTTTCTTTCATTATCCTCGTTATAAGTCAGTGTTATAAACATGTTACTTTCATGCATTTTTGCCTCATGGACGCACCGAATAGCCCATTGCCTCGATTTTTCCAGCCGACACGCAATACATCTACCGCACGGTATTTGCAGACTTAAATCATGATATCCCTCCTTTGGATTAAATACAACTGGCCATAACCCCGTTTCGGGATTACGGCCAGATTTAGAACGGTAAACCGTCTGAGGATGATAACACGCCATATGAACCTCAATTACATAATACATCGTTATCACTACCAAACACAAGATATTCGAACCATTTTCTCACAAGCCTACGGAATACATTGTCTTATACGGTCGGACATACATGTCCTACTATTTCCCCATTGAGGGGGTGAGGGGGGGTTTGCCATATTAATACTACATTTGAGGCACGTACCTACCACCCTCTTTTCTATCTGCTTTCACAACCACTTAACAAATACTTTTGTGATGTGTGGGGATAAACCCCACATTAGCGTTGCTTTGTTTTCGGATTTTTCGCGCACGCCCGTTTTATCAGGCACGCACGTTTATATCCGGAAACCGCCACGCATTGGATTAACATAGTTAATCTTTTTGACTCGCTTCGCTCCCTTAACAAAAGTTTTGTTGCTTGAGCGCCTTGACATTCGAAAACGTTTCATTTTCTTTTTCCTCCAATAATGAGTTTTAAAATCGATTCCAACGGCAATACCTTCGAAATTTTATCGAACCATGGAATACCGGCACCTATCGGCGTATCATACATCTTTGATTCTTCCCTGTACCGGGACGATTCATATTTTTTATTGGCAGCCTCAGCATTCGACAAATTAGCCGAAGCTGCTTCCCGCATCATTTGAACCTCCATAAGATCTAATTGTTTTTTACTTACAGCTGCATTAGCAATTTGTGCAGCCGCCACTGCACTATTTGCAGCCTGCTGAGTAATTTGAGTACGTACCTCCTCTCCCATTTTTAGAATAGATGCATTATTAAGTTTTGCAGATAATACATTTTGCGTCATACCACGAACCGGATTATCAGGAGTGATCATTGCACCACTCGGCTGAGATGCACCTGATCCTCCAGCCGATAAAATTGGATTCAATCCGGCGGCTTTCAAATCCGCAACCTCTCTTTGGTGAGCCGTAGAACTCATCCTTTCCTGAAACTTCATCTGCTTGTTTGCAGATGATAAACCAATAGCTGAAGAGGCAACGGAGCCCAGAATTTCCGCTCCAGCTGTAATTGCGGGAGCAGCAAACCACGGTACAGCCATAAATAACTCCTTTTAAAAGTGATCTGCCCATCCTGGAACACAATACAACGGCATTGGTCTTGCACACCACAAATCCATATACGAATCGAAAAGAATATGAGGCTCTGATTGCACAGCCTGCGTTCGAAATACAGGCGGATCCTCTTCAATAAACTCATCATTTAATTCAGGACAAGAACCGAAATCGTATGCCAAATGCCACGAATCAAGAGGTGTCGGATGATTACTTCGAAACATACCGGTTATTTCTGACGGATAATGCTTCAGATACGCCCACCTTTCTTGATATCCGAAAGCTTTCTCGTCCACTATTGCGCCATTCTCATCTACTACGCTCGATCCCTGAGCATAAATTTCCTTGTTGAGAACAGGCTCTTCTCCCAAATGTGCGAGAGACGGCCAATAATAATCATATCTATCACGGCACAGAAACATCCTGTTTATGCCCTGTTGATAGTTATTTTCAGCATGAACGCATGCAAGTCCTATTACCATTCCATGCTCAGTAAAAGACTTTGAAAAACCTCCAGAAGAATCATGAACCACTCCATATGCAGCCAAGTTCCCTTGCGGCGATCCGCTCACACTGTTTGAAGTTTGCTGAACAGGATTTATGTTGATTCTTGAACACGAACCACCCAAATATTCTGCTCTTTGAAGTCGTCCGTCTGGACTAGTCACTCCAAAATGACTTCTGATAATTTCCGTATATCTCGTTCCGCCTCTCGCATCTCTTTCCAACAGTTTTTGTATCTGCATTGCTTCGCGTAATTGATTAACAGTTGCAGCTGTTGCTGTTGACAAATCAGCATATAAACCCGATGCACCCGGTTTTCGTACTACTCCCATCGCAATTCCATCTAAGGGATAATCTCCTGTTGCGGTACCACCACCTACAACCTCATCATACATCATTGTATTTGCTGCAAGTGCAAACGTTGTATTATTACTTGTAAACAATCCGTATTGTTCCGGCAGTCCATCAACCATACCTTCTAATCCTAATGAACCGTATCCATAAACCGGTGCAATATTTCCGAGAGGCATTTCAACGGCATCTCCTTTTTGCGGCCATGGCAGACATGAAGTGAAATAATCATGTCTTTTTCCTCTCTTTAGTAAACCATAGTAATTTGCACTATCCGGTCCTTCTCCTCCTGATTCTATTGCCGGTTCCTGCAAATTTTCGTCACGGAACCATTGATTCCATATCTTGTTGTACGCACGATGGAACAACACACTGATATTCTCAAGATTTTCAACGTTTGTCGGCAACGCGAAATAA